GATCTGATACAGCTACTTGCTCTGTAGATATATTCGTAGGTTATGCTTAAATATATAGGTCAACATATAGTTGACCTTATAGCTAGATTTAGGTCAGATGTTTATTTAGAAAATCTTATAGAGCAAGAAGAAGAGTATACCGTTATGGTTACCGCTGACGGTCAGTTGGTCAAAAGTACTCATCCAGGCGAGAGATCAAGGTTACAAGTTAGAAACGATGAAGGTTCTACAATACCAGCCGGCGCTCCGTTATATTCAAGAGGTGAAATTGGTGGTAGTGAAAGAATTAAAGTAGGTATAGCTGATGCTAATGATTCATCTAAGATGCCTTGCATAGGTATCGCTGAAGCTGAGATGAACACATCTTCTACTAAAGATAACTTCGCTATAACTCAAGGTGTATATAATACTAATATATCTGGATTTACAGGTTTATCTGAAGGCGATATACTTTATGTTGACGACTCTGGATCTGCACCATACTTAACTCACGACAAGTCTGATATAGCAGGAAGCGGTAGTGCAATACAAAATGTAGGTATTGTACTAAAGACAAATGGTAGTATATGTCAAGGCCTTTTAGTGTCTGCTATTGGTAGAAGTAATGATGTACCTAACTTAAATGAAAATGCAATTTTTCTGGGTAATTCATCTAATCAAGCGGGAGTTACAGATGCTCCTATGGTAGGTGTAATTACAGCGGCAAATGCAGCGGCAGCTAGAACTGTGCTAGGCGTAGACGCTGCAGGAACCGATAACTCTACCGACGTTACGCTAGTAGGTCGAGACTATTTAAGCTTGAGTGGTCAACAGATAACAGCCAACGACATTGATCTAACAGATGACGTTACGGGGACTCTACCTGAAAGTAATGGTGGTACGGGCGTTACAGATGTAAAAACAATAGTAACAAGACAAGCTTACTCTGCTAACTTTTTAGATGATTTAGGAACTACAAAACATTATTTACCTATAGTTGATAGTCCAAATGAGCAAACAACCGTTTACAGACATGAAGTAGCTATGACAGCTCCTTGCGATGGTAGAGTTGCCTCTGTAACAATTAGATTTGAAAATCTAAACACTCACTCAGGTAACGCTAATGTCACATTAGGTGTAGAGTCAAGAGTGGCTGGTTTAAGCTACGCAGGAACATGGACTGTAGAAGAAACAGAAACAGTCGCAATACCTGACACGGCTGACCATGATACAGTACACTTTCACTTTGCTAATGACAAGCATTTTGATTCAGCAGAGTTATTTGCAGTGTCAATACAGTCTGATACAGATATAACTGGTACAAATGAGAGATTTTGGGTAACTGTAGTCGTAGAGTGGGATTGGTCAACATATTTAGGAACTAAAGGTACTTCAGCTATCTACAGCAGCACACCTTAACGCGTGTAATATTATTACTATGGCACAAATACTTAAACAAATATCAACGAATGCTTTTGTAAGCCTAGGGTGTAATAGTTTTAAAAAAATGCTAGTCACCAACACTGGCACTACTGCTTGTGAATTTAATTTAGCCGCTGGCAAACATAAAGTAAGAGCCAACGCTGGTGCTAATGTAGTTGCAGATACTTTAGAAGGTCAAACTTCAATATCTAGCAAAGAAGAGGGTTTTTATTTTTTAAGATCAATTAATATACCAGCTGGTGTAACTTTAGAATTAACAGACATGTCTTGCTTAAATATGTTTGTAGTTCAAAACTCTATCAAAGTAATATCTGACGGAAAAAGAACTAAGCAGTTAATGACTACTGAAGAATCTCCTACCTTGTCTTCTAAACCAAAGCTAGCTAAGCAAAATAATAATTTAATTTTCTTTGCTTCTCTAGACGATGCAAGTGATTCTATAAATATAATAATAAGTAGGTAATGGCATACGTGCAGAAAAATAATCCTTTCAAAAAAAGGATAGACAAAGATAAAATGGCTTGTAACAAGCCTCGTAGATCACCTAAGCCTCAAAAGAAAAAAGTTGTTAAAGCTTGTGAAAGTGGTAAAGAAAAAATAATACACTATGGTCATACTAGCTATGGTCATAATTATTCTGCAGCTGCTCGTAAAAGCTTTAGAGCTAGACACGGTTGTGATAAAAAGAAAAGTAAATTAACAGCCTCGTATTGGGCTTGTAAAGATCTTTGGGCTGGCGCTGGCGGATCAACAAAGTCTAATCCAAAAGGCATAAAAGGAAAATACTAATGAATAGAAAAGCTAGAGATAAGTACGTTCAAGCTAAAAATCCTTTTCCAGTAACTAGTTGTGGAAGAAGAAGAAGTTTTCAAACTACTTCTACTCCTAAAAAATTAAACTACAATGAGTCTCCGATGAAGGGTAAAATTAGTGAGCCTTGCAAAAGAGCAGCTAAGCGTAAGTTCAAAGTATGGCCTTCAGCTTATGCTTCTGGTTGGGGTGTAAGATGTACGCGTAACCCGAGTAAATTTTTAAAATAATGTTTGAAGATTTTGACATATCAAAATTTAAAAAACAAAAACCACCAAGCGATGGATCTTTTACTACTGCACAAGATATAAAAGCTATAGCTAAGATACCTATTAACAAAAAGTTTGTAATGGAAAAAGACGATATTGAAAAGTCTTTTAGCGATGTTGCTAATCGCAACGATATAAAGCTAGACAAAAATATTGTTAAAAATCTGATAAATAGTTCTAGAAAACTAATAAAAGAACTAAAAAACTTTTATAAAAGACCTAGACCAAATGTGTTGGCTAAAAAAATGAATATAAAACTCGACATGATGGATATTAAATCAGCCAAGACACCAGCATATCCTTCAGGTCATACTGCTCAAGGTTATTTAATAGCACTAGCACTAAGCGATAAATATCCTAAAGGCAAAAAAGATTTTATGAAGCTAGCTAAAGATATATCTTATAGTAGAAACATGGCTAAAGTTCACTATAAATCTGATAGTGATTTTGGTAAAAAATTAGGCGAGGCTTTGTATAAGCATATTAAAGGAAAAGTATAATGGCTATATATTCATCACCTAACAAGAAAAAAAAGACTTCTAAGTCTATTGAGTGGCATGATTCAGATGCTCCTGATGCTAAAGGTAAATTTAAAGATTTATCACCTGAAGCTTTAGCTAGTTGGTTAATTAAAACTAGAAGAGGTAATCTATCTAAGATAATTAGTAGTTTAAATCAGCAGTATGTTTTTAATAGGCAAAAAAAGCCTAGTTATGCTCGAAAAATGAAAACTGTAATGAATATAGTTAGAAGAAGATTAAATAAAAATAAAAAATAAAACTATGGCATTTAAAATGAAAGCGGGTAAAGAAGGACCGATGAAGAAAAATTTTCCTTCTGTTTTTAAAAATGATCCTACTAAGGTTAAAGTATTTGGTGGTAGAGGTATTGTAGATACTAGTACTCAAAAAGGTAGAGATATACTTAAACAAATTAAAAGTATACCAACAACTAATTCTAGTGATCCTAGTAGAATTACTAAGATAGCTAAAGGCGTAGGTAAAATAGCTGGTAAAGCTTTAATGGGTGGCATTATTAATCCTTTTTCAAGTGATGATCCTAGAGTAACAAAGCAAATTTCAAAAGCTAACAAGCCAAAAATATTTATGGATAGCAAGAAGACGTACTAATGAAAGCTTATAGAGGCGTTTTAAAAGCTCGTATATCAAAACTGTACGGTGGTGATGTCACTATAGAAAAATGCAAAAAGCTAAAAGCTAGACCTGATGCTACGCCTCGCGACAAACAGTTATGTAATTGGTTTATAAATATGCAAACTAACAGACCATCACCTAACAAAAAACGTAAAGATCCTGTAGTTGGTACAGGTAAAAAACCAAAAGGATCAGGAAGAAGACTATATACTGATGAAAATCCAAAAGATACTGTTAGTATTAAGTTTGCTACAGTGGCTGATGCTAGAGCTACAATAGCTAAAGTTAAAAGAATAAACAAGCCCTACGCTAGAAAAATACAAATACTAACCGTGCTAGAGCAAAGAGCTGAGGTAATGGGTAAAATGGAACAAGCAAGGCTTGCAAGAGCTGCTAAAAAAGAATTAAAAAAACAACATGAAAGAAAGTCCTAATAAATTTATTGGTGGAATTAGCCAAGCTTTTGGAGCTATGTTTAGCGATGTTGGTCAAGCTATTAATCCGTTTGGTAATAAAAAAACTACTTTTAATGAGCCAAAAAACGATTCTATGGTGTACGGCAGTCAAGAATATTTTGATAAAAAATTTTTTGAAAAGCATGGTATGACTAGAGAAGAGAAAAGACAAAAAGAAAATGAAAAAACTCTTAGAGAGCAAACTATAGAAAACAATAAAAAAATAGCAGAACAACAAGCGAAAGAAGAAAAAGACAAAGTTAGAAAAGATGCTGGTCTTTTAAGTCAACAAGAAGCTTTAACTAAGCTAAACAATATGTTAAATCCAGGTAGTGCGCCTTTCACTATAAAAAGAAATATTAGAAGAGCTTCATCAAGAAGAAGAAGAAGATAATATGTTACGTAAAGCAAAAAATAAATATAGTCAAAAAGGAAATCCTTTTAAAAAAGCTACAGATGTAAAAGGAGGGGGCACTAAAAAAGTATGTCTACCTAAAGCTAAAGTAGAAAACATGTCTGAAGAAGAAAGACAAAAAGTTATTAATGCTAAAAAAGCTGCAGCTGCAAAAGGCGAATATAAAAGATCTAGTAAGTCATTTGTAAAAGGTGCTCGTAGAAAAGGAGCTACGCTTCGTGATTGGTTTGAAAATGAAAACTGGGTGCAAGTAAATGACCCAAGTAAAAAATGTGGAGAAGCATAAAAAAAAGGGGACTAACGTCCCCTTTATTATTTAAGCAGTTACTTTTTTAGAATTTTTTTGTTCTTGAACTTCAAGCCTTACTTTCTGAGCAAGCTCTTTTA